CCCGAGGAGATCGGCCGGCTGGTCGAGAAGATCGAGGAGGGCTTCGATGTGGTGGGCAGCGTGCGGCAGGACCGCCAGGACGCCGCCTTCCGCAAGATCTTCAGCGGCATGGTGAACCTGATGGTGCGCCGCTCGACCGGCGTGATCCTGCACGACTACGGCTGCATGCTGCGCGCCTATCGCCGGCGCGTGGTGGACGCGATGCTCGGATGCCGCGAGCGGCACACCTTCATCCCGGTGCTCGCCAACCTCTTCGCCAAGCGCGTGACCGAGGTGCCCGTGGCGCACGCCGAGCGCTCTGCCGGCACCAGCAAGTACTCGGTCCTCAAGCTCGTGAACCTGCAGTTCGACCTGCTCTACCTACGCTCCCAGCCCGACCTCCGCTTCCACCTGTCCCACCAGACCCTGATCGACCTGTCCGTCCTCAACTACCTGCACTCGGAGCTCCGACCCGAGCGCTCCCTCAAGGCCCTTGGCCCCATCCTCGGAACCCATGCCTACCCGCAGTCGCAGCTCGACCGATCCAAGAGGTACCACGATGCACGAGATCCCGAACTCCACCGGTACAACGCAGCCGACACCCACAACACCATGCTCGCATGCGCCGAGCTCGCCCGCCGCATCCGCTCCGACTACCCCTCCAGCCCCAAGCTCGGGCCCGAGTGCATCGCCCACTACTCCGAAACCATCTGGACTGTGGTCCGCATGTCGGAATCGGGAGTGCCTATGGACCGGGCTGGCCTATCGGAACTTGAGGCATCCGTACTGTCCCGCATGCGGGATGCTGAGGATTCTGCTGCCCGACTCGGGCTCGTACTCACCGGGCCAGGAAGTGCCAAGTCCAAACTGGCCCTGATGCAATCGACCTGCACCTGGATCGATACCAACAAGGACCCGTCGATCCGGTCGCATCCCCTCTTCCAGCTCACCGAAGCCAAGAAGGAGATCGCGGTCAACGACGTGAACCGCCAGCTCTTCCTCAGCTTCCGGCCCCCCACTGATCTGACGGAACAGCTCGAGCTGCTCGGCACCTACTCCTCCCTCCAGAAGCTGCTCTCCTCCTACCTGTACCCGCTGCTCCGGCACCAGCGGATGGACCCGGCCAACAAATCCTCACGCCTCGTGGCCCGGCCCACCGGACCAGTGGGGGTGTCCTATCCCACGTGGTTCGTCACGCCCACCGCCTCGAAGGACGGGGCCGGCGGCGAGGGCGGCACCCTGCAGGGCCGCATCACCTGCAAGAACTTTCGGCATCAGACCGACCCCGACGAGATCAAGCGCTACTACCGCAGCCGCTGGCCGCACGGGCACATCGTGGGCTACGACCTGTCGCAGATCGAGATGGTCGTGGCCGGCCTGCTCTCCGGCGACGAAGCCCTGTGCTCCGCCTTCCGTGCCGATCCGCCCCTCGACCTGCACACCAGCCGCGCCATCCAGGTGTTCGGCCCCGGCATCGTCGACGACCCCGACTTCAAGAAGATCTACCGACAGGCAGCCAAGGGCGCCAACTTCGGGGACCTCTTCCGTGCCGGCGCACCCACCCTGCAGACCCAGGTGTTCAAGATGACAGGCATCGTCGTGCCCATGTCCATCTGCGAGAACATCGTCAAGACCCGGGCCCACGCACGACCCGGCCTCTGGGCATGGCAGGAGAACCTGATCCGGGAGACCCGTGCCCGTGGCTACGTCGAGCTACCGTTCATCGGCCAGTCCCGCCGCTTCATGGGCGGCGACGCATACGACGTGTCCGAAATCGTGAACATGCCCATCCAATGCACGGCCGGCAACGTCCTGCTCCGGATCCAGCACCACCTGCACCGCACCCTGCCCTCGATCAACGCAGCCTCGCCCGACATCCTCATGTTCCTCAACGTGTACGACGCGATCTACTTCGACTGCCGTAGCGACACCGCCATTGCCCGGCTGGACACCCTGTTCCGTGACGCCTTTACCTACGTGACAACAGAGGGATACTGGGCTAGACTGTGCGAGAACCTGGGTCGATACGTTCCGATCAGGTACGAACGCACCATCTACACCTGAACCATGCAAGCAAACCACCGCCGAGTCCTGGCCCTCCTGAACCGTGGAGAGAACGCATCCTCCGTAGCCGTCGAGGTCGGCCTGTCCCGCAAGCGCATCTTCGACCTGGCCCGCCGGCACAAGGCCCCGACCAACCCGGTGGTCAAGCCGGGCGGACGCATCGAGCGGCAGATCGTGAAGGCTTCCCGCATCCTGCCGCTACCCGAGCTGGCCGTCGCCTTCAACATCGCCGAGTGCAAGATCAAGCAGATCCTCTCCCGGGTTGACCGGGAGACCAAGGCCACCCTGTGAACCGCAGCTGGACCATCATCCAGGACGACCGGGAGAAGACGCCCCTCCTCTTCCCAGCCAACATGGTCATGCTGGACGATGCCCACCTGCCCTGCGACCGGCGATCCTGCACCGTTTCACTTACGGTCACCAAGAAACGCTTACAGACCGGCGACTACGCCCTAGAAGGCTTTGAGTCCCGGGTCCTGATCGAACGGAAGAAGCACCTGCCCGAGCTCTTCGCGAACCTGCTCACCCCCACTGGTCGGGAGCGCTTCGTCAAGGCTGCCGATCGGCTGCGATCCGAGTGCGCCCATCCGATACTCATTCTTGAAGGAACGATCGGCCACCTGGTCAGGACCGCCCGGGCCCAGCTCGACGTGGATCCGTGGCTGGTGGTCGACGCCCTCCACCGCATCTGTCTTGAACGCCGAATCCAAATCCTCTACCTTCCAGCCGCAACCCCCGAACAGCGCAGATCAGTGGGGGAGGAAGTCGCAAGACTCCTGATCAACGGAGCCCTGACCCATGCCGAACGAGCCACTCCAGACCTTCCGAGCAGTTGAGCCCGCCCACTGGGGGTTCGGCGCCATCTCCACGATCGCCTCCCAGCCGTTCGTCCTCAACCACTTCGCCAGCACCCAAATCAGTGGAACTACAGTCGCGCAGTCGAATGCCTCTGTTGCGTTTGCAGGCTCAAGCTTCCTTCCCGCAGATCGGTTCTATCCCTGGATCTCCAGGAACTACGACACGCCGAAGACCGGTGGCGGAGCGTACTACCCGGTCAAGGTGCCGAACGCCTACGACCGCATCTACATCTTCCCGATGTACTACATCGTTGGTTCCGCGTCGGCTTCCGCGTTCGGAACCCTCAGCGCCTACTCGGCCCCGTACATCCTGCCGATGGGACTGACGCCGCAGACCCGTGGGTTCACGACCGTCAACAAGCTGAACCCGAAGCTGTACCGCTTCCCCGAGGACATCCCGGAAGCAGATGGCTGGACCCGGAAGACCGGCACGTACAACATCCGCGACAAAGGCCTCTGGATTCCGCTCTCCTCGTACGCCACGAACGCGCTCACGAGCAACGGCTTCATGGGGGCAGCCTCGAACACCGATGCGCGAAGCTTCGGCCGGGCCGTGGCCGGAACCGGAACCGCGTACAAGCTCCCGAACGACCTCTCCATCTCCCTTGCGACCGGCAACACCGCTCTTGCGGATACCGTGAATGCCTATGCTGCGGGGACCGCAGGAACCGAGCAGCCTCCGATCGTGGGCATGGGCCTGGAGTTCCAGACGCACGGGACGGAGGAGATCGTGTGCGTCCTTGGCTCCGTCCCGGCGGGGCTCACCTTGAATGTCCCCGCCGGGGATGGTCAAGCGCACCGGGTCGAGATGTTCCTGATGGGTATGTTCCTGGGGTGAGCCATGCCGGAACCGAAGACGACCAACGTGCTGCAGATCCTTCAGATCGTCACCATGCTGGTGGGCATAGCGACCCTGCTGTTCGCGTTTGGCAGCAAGACGGAGCAGCTCAATCAGACCAGGACGGACATTGACAAGCTCGCCGTGGCCGTCAATGATCTGGCCAAGGCGCAGGCCTCCGCTGCCGTAGTGGATGCGCTGCACAACAAGACGCTGGAGGACATCCAGCGCCGGCTCGAGAACCTCGAGAGGAGCAGCAAGTGAACGAAGACACCAAGCCTGGATACAAGACGACGGAGTTCTGGCTTTCGTTCGTGGCCATGGTGGTGGGCGCCGCGTTCGCATCGGGCATCTTCCCGGCCGAGAGCGCCGGCGACAAGATCCTCGGCCTCGCAGCCCTGGTCCTCACCTCCCTTGGCTACACCGTCTCCCGCACCATGGTGAAGAAGTGACATGCTCGAGCGCATCGTCGCCCAAATCACGGTCGCGCTCATCGGATGGCTTGACCGTAAGATGGAGCGTGGCTCCGTGGCGGTCGATGCTGATCCTGATCGTGACTCTCTGCGCCGTGCTGGCGATCGCATTCGCGATTGGCTGCGCAAGCAGCCGGACGGTGTTCGTCCCGGAAGCAAGCCCGATGCGGATCGGTCCCGACAGCAGGATCAAGGTGTACCACCGGGTCAACGGTGAGTGGACCCTGTCCCAGAACAGGATCGCCATACCCGAAGGCTGGTACCTGGTTCCTCCATCCTTCGTTAAGGAGTAGGGAGATGGGATGGAGCTCAACCGGAGCAGGGACGCCCGGAATCACGTAGGGTTCCTCACGATGTGGGCCTACGACTCGCATCGCAAGAAGCGCTTTCCGCTCTGGGAGAAGGAGGAGATCCTGGCCGAGGCCTACATCCAGGCCGACCGCCTGCTCGCCACCGTGTACGACCCGTCCAAGTCCACGGTCGTCACGTTCCTGAAGGGGTTCCTGTGGGGTGCCGTGCACTACGCCTACTGGACCTCGAACGGATACCGCTTCACGGAGGACGGCCCCCGCTTGAAGCTTCACTTCACAGACGATACACTCTGTGAAGAGATAGTGGTCGAGGTACCGCTGGAGCAGCTCGTCCTCCCCGAGTTCACGGAGGAGGAATGGACCATCATCAGGCTGCGCCAGGACGGATACACCATGACCCGCATCGCATCGGTCCTCGGATTGAAGTCCCCGCAGTCCGTGTACAACCGTCTCGTCAAGATCAGGGACAAGCTAACAGGACAGGAACAAGATGCCCCCAGAGATCCAGCCGCGCCCCCTTCCGACTGACCGTGGCCGCAGCGCCCGGCAGTACCTCGAGTCCGAGGGCCTCGTGCCACGGGTCCCGTCGATCCGCTCATCGGACTACAGCTCCGCCCTCTCCGATCCGTTCGGCTACTACCTGCGCCGGCGGCTCGGCCTGATCCCCGCCCTCTCGTACTCGGAGGCGCTGTCCCGGGGATCCTACTTCCACATCCTCTTCGCCCTCTACGACCGGGACGACCGGTGGCAGATCTTCCGCCGGATGTGCGAGTCCCGCATCGCCGAGATCAACCGCATCTGCAAGGAGCTGCGCATCGCCGAGTCCCACAGGGCGGACGCCGCGCAGAACGAGCGCATCGACCAGGCCTCGGCCACCGCATGGTTCAATGCGTTCGAGAACCTGCCGTGCGTCAACGGCGAATCCGTGCTCGACGTCCTCTCCGACAACTACGTCAAGCTCGACGCCGAGGCCCGCTTCACCTGGATCGACGACCGGTTCCCCAAGACCCGCCAGGTCGCCCAGTTCGACCTGCTCCTCCTCAACCGCAAGACCAACAAGCTGTGGATCGTGGACGCGAAGACGACCGCGTCACCCCCACTGATCCGGCTGGCCACGGTGAAGGAGGAGTTCCAGACCATGCACTACATGCATGCGCTCCAGTGGTTCTTCGCCCGGGGCCTGCTTCACAAGCAGTACAAGCTGGCACCGGATGTGCAGCTCGGCGGCATGATGCACGTCGCCGTGCTCAAGCCGTCCATCCAGTTCGGGCAGGCCGACCGCGACTACCACTGGGAGTCGGACGGCAAGCGCACCGGCATCGCCGGCCGCATCATGAGGGCGCCCGTCAACCTGCAGGACCAGGGCGAGTACGTCATCAAGTGGACGCGCAACCAGCCCAGCCCGGAGCCATGCTGCGGCACGATGGACGAGTGCCTGCACGTGCTGCACCAGGTCACCGGTAAGAAGCCGGAGAAGGTGTACCAGGGCGAGCCGTCGGTGTCGATGTACATGCAGCGGTGCATGCGCTGGTACCGTGGCGAGCAGGAATACCTGGACCGCGCTCCGGATTTCCAGAACGATCCTCCGCTGAACATTTCTTTCACCCACGCCACCACGCTGCTTGACAAGGATTGGTGCGTGGACTATCTTTCCCGTGTTGCCATGATCTACAAGTTGGCAACACTTGAGGCGAACCCATGCAACTTCCTGAAGAACATCGACGCGATCCGGATGGGGTCGAAGCTGGCGAACTACAGTCCGTTCTACCTGACGGAGCCGAAGGACTGGCCGGCCCTGGTCCAGACGCAGCAGTTCCTCGTCGCGCATCGAGACGCGGGCGAGCTGCCCGAGGATCCGGAGCCGCACGAGTTCGACGGGATGATCGAAAGCCTGCAGCCCGAGCCCCTCACGTGATGTTCGAGGAGGACTACATCCGCCTCGTCATCAAGCCGCGCGTCGACATGGTCCTCGAAGACGGCGTCGGCTCCATCAAGGAGCTGGCCGACCGCTTCAACGAGGCCCACTCGTGCAAGGTCTCGAAGTCGAGGATCACCGAGTGGCTCAAGGCCCTCGGGTACCGGGTCACCAGGACGGTGCAGATCGCCCGGCCCCAGCCTCAGCGCGCGCCCGAGCCGGCGCCGCGCGTGCGCGAGGAGTACGAGACGCTGCACCGGCAGCCACCGCTTCCGTTCAACTACCCGTCACCCACGTCTGTCTTTAGCAACGTGCAGATGCCGGGCTTCCAGGAGTAAGAGATGACAGTCACTACAGCAGCAGGAAAGCTACCGCAGCAGCGGTACTCGGGCCTTGGATTCCAAGGCGTCAAGATGGTCCACCCGCCGGAGAAGCTCTTCGGCCTGATCTGCGGACTGCCCGGCGAGGGCAAGTCCCAGTTCATCCAGAGCCACCCGGACTCGTGGATCTGCAACATGGACTGCACGTCCACGCTGGGCGACCCCCAGGCGTGCGTGTGGCCGGGCATCAACGGA